ATGTTTTGTATTGTATTGTGTGCAATGAGTGACAAATGTTATTATTATTATTTTCCTGGTGTTAACTAATATACTAGTGTAATTGGTACACCTATTAGAACGCAAAGGATTTTATGATAACAACACTATTAAAAATAACAGTAATACTCTTTGGACCGCAAGGTTTGGTATACGTTGATATACCACGCAATCTTACAATGGATTGTTTTGATCAATGCGACGTTCTTAGAGAACAATACGCAACTTACAATGACAAAGCAAATGTTTGGGAAGTTACAGACAAACAAGGGTTTTCTTTTGTTGGTTGTTATTGTTAACACGGAGATAAACAAATGAAAAAAGCAATAGCAAGTATACATTACGCAATATCAAAAAGTCAATACTCGCATCGAGGAAGTTGGCCAAGAATATGGGGTAAACTCACAAACTCGACTATCATCGGCGCGAATGACGATTGGAAAGATTATGATATGATTTTACTGTATCATGGTATGGAATGGAGTGGTGCCTTAAATATGTTTGGAGGCGCAAAAGATCCATCGCCGTTTCAAAAGTTTCTTGACGCAAAGAATGGATTTATGTCATTAGATATACCTTGTCCAGATTTCGGTGCACTTGGTAAAGCAAGATGTTCAAGTGGTTCTAAAGAATGGAATGATTTCGATTGGAATGCACTTACTGAAAAATGCAGAAATATGCCTGTTGTTCGTATGCACAAATTAGGCTTACAAAGTTTAATTGTCGGAGACAGCCACGCTAATTCGGTTTGGATGCCAGATACAATGGTTGATCGTAATGATGCAAAGACTTTACATGGTGCATTACAATATAGATTAGTTAATTATGTAAGACCATATATTGCACACTTAGTAGATGGTAAAAGTAATTTAAAACATATTACATTTTACTTTGGTAACATAGACATTCGTCATCATATTTTAAGACGAAGAATGCCGACAAGAACTTTACATGTATTGTTAAGAGAATATGAAAAACAAATACAAGAGGTTGTGGCTGAGTTTAAAATACCAAGTATCGAAGTTGTGTGTCCGTTGCCAATTGAAAATATATCAAGACGTATACCTAAAACAGGTTGGTATAAAAACACACCATACTATGGTTCACAAGAAGAACGCCAACATCTTGTAGATCACATGACACAACAAATAGAACGCTTTACTCATAAACATGGATGGAAGTGTTACAAACACCCGAAAGATTTCTTGAATGATCAAAAAGAATTATCATTCGATGTAATGGAAAAACCTCAGTCAGTGCACATAGCACCTAAGTTTTATAGAGGTCCATTATGTTAAGGACTAATTTTGTAAACGATTTTATGTCCTACTATCATCGAGCAAAAATCCTGCAAGATCGGAACAATGGGTTACTTCCTCCCTCAACTCTTTGTAACGATCCTTTGCAGGATAACGTAACAATTTATAATTGTGTAAACCGTCGATACGCAGGGTTTTCAAATGTACTTGAAGACTTAACATATGGTGATGAATCACCTGCACAAAGACGATATAAAAAATATGTATTTCCGTTGAGAGAGTGGTTATACTTATATTTATTCCACAGAATGACCGGGTCAGGTGCGAGCTTCGGACCTAAAGATCACGGTTATCGGAATAGTATAGCCGCCAAAGTTGCCGAACAAGGTACACTTGAAAAAATGGTCGACTATATTAAAGCCTTCGAGGGCGTAATGTTCACGTCACTAGGAAACCAGATTCCTCCCTTTCCAAAGCCGTCGGGATCTGGATATAAAACTGGTGGCAAACTATACTTGTGCGAATACGCACCAAGATTAGTTGATGACGTCCTCGAATGGTTTCAAAATTGGCAACTACGTGGAATAAAAGAAGCCGTAGATTTCTGTTTAAATTGGCATGTAAAGAATGGTCTTAAAAGATACCATTTTGTTTTAACTGCATTCGTAATGGATATAGCAGAGTATCAACCTCAACTCGTGGATCCTGATAGTCATTGTTATTATGGTTCTAATTGTATTCGAGGTTTTGATTTGATGTACGTCAATGACGAAAAAATTAAGAAACAATTTTGGTACGAACAATGCATGCAAGATCTTGTAGATCTAACAGGCAACCAACCATACTCACTTGAAGATGTAGTTTGTGACGCAGTTAGATATTGGGGAAATTATGTTCCAAAAGGATATGAACACTTACAACCACATCAAATAACAAGATTGTCTAAATTAAAAATAGAAGGAAATAAGAATGGGTTATTCAGAACATTTAATTGACGGAATAAATAAAGATATAAATTTACAGTTTCCAAATGCACAATCGTATTTGGATTTGGTTAAGGATTATGAAAGTCCTTATCCAGCACCGAAGATCGTTGAACATGAAGGTATTAACGTGGTTCGTGAAGACTTATTAGAAGTCGGAACAAAAGCACGAGCGATACATTACAGAATGTCGAAGCTCAACGCTACACACGTTGTTTATGTACAACCGAGATTTGGTTATGCGGGAATCTCTTTGTCATGGTTGGCAAGAAAATGGGGAAAAACTTGTGTGTTGTTTGTTCCTGAATCTAAAGAAATAACACCACATGTTCAGCGATGTATAGACTACGGAGCTGAGGTTTATTTTAAAAAGATTTATGGTATGAATGGACTACGCAAATCTGCACGTGAATACTGCGAGAACAATCCTTCTTCATATTATTTCCAACCAGGACTTAGAGATGACCCAACTATCATCGCTTGTCTTGTAAAGGCTATGTTACAAATGAATATAAAACCAAAAGAGATGTGGTCAGTTGTATCAACCGGTGTTTTACAAAGATCAATGCAAATAGCTTGGCCTGATTGTGAGTTTCATGCAGTTGCAGTAGCAAGAAATATGAAAGCTGGCGAATTAGGAAAAGCAAAAGTTTATTCTCACCCGATGGCGTTTACTACTTATGAGAATAAAAAATTTTTACCACCCTTTCCGTCGGCTCCAAACTATGACGCCAAAGCTTGGAGATTTATTAAAGAATATGCTTCCGATGGTGCATATTTTTGGAATGTAGCAGGTTATTAAATGTCAGAACAAAACGCACAACTAAAAATAATTCAATTAGAAAAAGAATTAGATAAAGCAATAGATGAAAATATAGATTTAAAAGCTAAATTAAAAAAACATCATGAGATAGATTACAAAGAAAAATATTTAGCATTAAAAGATAAAATGAAACTGGTAATTTACGATGAATAGAAGAGAAACAATTGCATTATTAAATAGTCTTGGCTTGGCGTTTTATGGCCAACAAGAGCATTTTGTTAATTTTATTAGAGAAAATCCTAAGGATCCAATAGTAAAGAAGCTATGTACATTGGGCAAATTAAGATTAAAATTGAAAACATCAGTGTTTCAATTACACAGAGACATACAATGGGGGAGATTATGAGTTTTTGGTCAGACATAGAAGCATTCCACAAAAAGTTTGGTTGGCGTCAACAGAAAAAACCAGCAATCCCTCAAGTAAGAACAGATTTAATTACATTTAGAATAAAATTTATTGAAGAAGAACTAAATGAATTAAAAGCTGCGATTGGTGAAAACAAAACCGATGATGCATTAGATGCGTTAGTCGATTTAACTTATGTTATCATTGGTACAGCGTGGTTATTTAACTTACCATTCAACGCTGCGTGGAAAGAAGTCCATAAAGCAAACATGAAAAAAGTTAGAGGTAGATCTAAACGTAGTTATTATTATGATTGTGTTAAACCAAAAGGTTGGCAATCACCCGATATACAAAAAGTTATAGATCAACATAAAAAGAAATTAAAGGAGAGAGAAAATGCCAGTAAGACAAAGAGGTAAAGATTCATATCAAGTTGATGTGACACACGACGGTAAAAGATTTCGTGAAAGTTTTAATGGAACAAAAAGCAACGCAGACATTATTTCTGCTGTTGTTTTAGATTGTATGAAACATAATAAAGATATAAAAAGCGAATTACAAAAATTAGATCCATTAAAATACTCTGTACTATCATTGCAAAATTTATTTAAAAAAACTACAGATCGTTATTGGTATAATACAGATGTAAAACAATTATACAACGCAAACAATGTTGTAGAATTAATCGGAAAAAATACTGATGTTAACAATATAGATGAAACTACTATTGATGATTTAGTAAATATTTTAAAAGACCAAGGTAATTCTAACGGAACTATAAATAGAAAATTAGCGTCATTATCTAAAATGTTGACGTTTGCACATAAAAGAAAATATATACCTGCTAAACCAGTTATTGAATGGCTTAAAGAAGGCAAAGGTAGAACCAGATTTTTTTCACTTGACGAAGAAAATAAAATATTAGATATATTGTTTAATGCAGAATTCTTTTATTTTTTAGATTTTGTTATTGTGTTAATAGATACAGGTTTAAGAAAAACAGAATTATTAAATGCTTGTAAAACTGATATTGTTAATGGTAATTTATCTGTGTATGAAACTAAAAATGAAAAACCGAGAACTATACCTTTAACAAAAAGAGTACAAGAAATATTTTTAAGATACACAACTAAATATCCTTTTGCTGATTTAAAAGATTCAGATATTAGATTTCAATGGAATTATGTGCGTGAAAAAATGGGTTTGTTACAAGACAAACAATTTGTATTGCATGCTTGTAGACACACATGCGCGTCTAGACTTGTACAAAGAGGTATCTCTTTACAAGTGGTCAAAGAATGGCTTGGCCATAAAAATATAAATCAAACATTAACTTACGCACATCTTGCGCCAAAAAATTTACAAGATGCTGTTAAAGTGTTGGAGGCAAATTATGACATAAATGCATAAACAAATAAGAGTGTGCAGTCCGATAGTTACTGCACATTCTTTTGTTTTAAACTATTTGTATCAATGTATAAAAGGGAGCAATAATGCAACATAACTTAGAGCGCAGACAATTAGAGCTTGAAGAAGAATCGAGACTGAACGGTGGTAAACGTGAAACAGATCGTGTTATTAAACATGCTGAAAAAAAATCAGAGTCTTTAACTCCATACGGAAAACGTATTACATCAGCAACAGTTAAAGAAGTAGCGACAGGAATAACAGACAGATTAAGTGTGGTACAATCAGGACCAAAACTTATATCAGATGAATTACTAAAGAAAATAGATCCTTTAGTTGCATCAACTATCACTATACGATTTATAATTGACGCTATAAGTACAAAAGACAGAAAATTTACAGCAACTGCAATCGCATTAGGTGGTAAAATAGAAGATGAAATATGGTCGACAGGTATGTATGACAAAGAACCATATTTAATAGATAAAGTATTAAAAGATATTGACAGCAGATCAGTACATTATGGATATAAAAAATATAAGTTAAGTCAACAAAAAGATAAAGTTAATTTTCAATGGACACCTTGGACAACAAGAGAAAAACTCCATGTAGGAGAAGCATTGTTTCAAGTGTTTATAGAAAAGACAGGTTTAGTAAGTATTAAAGCAAAACCACATAGAGGTAAAACATATAATGTTATTGTATGTGAACCTAAAACTTTAGAATGGATTAATAATTCTAAAAAGTTTAATGAGTTTTTAAATCCAGAACATTTCCCAATGATTGTTGAACCAACAGACTGGACTAATCCATTTAATGGTGGTTATAGAAATACAAAAGGAATATATTTAGTTAAAGGACATAGAATAACTTCGCATATGAATTACTTAGAAGAGTTAAAACAATATGATATGCCTGAAGTTTATAATTCTATAAATGATTTACAAAAAACAAGATGGAAAGTTAATAGAAATATTTTATTAGTACTTAACACTTGTTACAATTATGGTAATAGAAGTAGAGGTAAATTAATTAATAATGAATTATTAGATTTACCACCTAAACCACACGATATTGCTACAAACAAAGTAGCGTTGAAAAAATGGAAAGCTAAAGCTGTTGCTGTTTATACAGCTAATGAAAGAACTAAATCAAAACGTTTAGGTTTAGCAAAAACAATACACTTAGCAAATAAATTTGAAAAAGAAGATGGAATATATTTTGTGTGGACATTAGACTTTAGAGGTAGAGCATACCCAGTTCCACCATACTTAAATCCACAAGGTCCAGACTTTGCTAAAGCTTTATTATTATTTGCTGATGGATTACCATTAGGAAAAGATGGAGTAAGATATTTAGCAATACATATTGCAAACTTATATGGTCAAGATAAATTATCTTTAGACGAACGTGTTAAATGGACTTTTGATAATTCAGAAATAATTAAAAAATGTGGTGATGAACCATTTAAACATAATTTTTGGGAAGATGCGGAAGAACCATTTCAATTTTTAGCTGCGTGTATTGAATGGGCAGGTTATTTAAAACATGGAGAAAAGTTTGTTTCTCATTTACCATTACACTCAGACGGTTCTTGTAATGGTCTTCAACATTTTAGTGCAATGTTAAGAGACGAAGTTGGTGGAGAAGCTGTTAATTTATTACCAACAGATAGACCAAAAGATATTTATGGTATGGTATCTAAAGTTGTAGAAGATAAATTAGAAAAAGATGAATCAGAGAAAAAATGGATTGCTAGTGAATGGAACGAATATGGCATTGATAGAAAAGCCTGTAAAAGATCTGTTATGACTTTGCCATATGGATCTACCAGATACTCAGCAACTGAATTTGTAGATGAATATATACAAAAAAGATTAGACAACAAAGAAGACCTGCAGTTTCAAAATAGACAACAAGCGGCAATTTATTTAGCAGGTAATATATGGGATTCAATTGGTGAAGTAGTTGTAAAAGCTCCTGAAGCAATGGAGTGGTTACAAAAAGTTGCACGATTATGTGCAGAACAAAAAACACCAGTCTTTTGGGTAACACCATTAGGGTTTCCAGTACGTCAAGCTTATTATTCACAAGCTGAGACTGTATTGAAAACTAGAATGATGGGTAGAATAAGAATCAGATCTACAACAAACAAAGTAGATAAGAGAAGACAAGCAAATGGTATATCACCAAACTTTGTCCATTCTCTTGATGCTACAGTTATGTTGTTGACTGTTGCTTATGCTAAACAAAAAGGCATTGTGGATTTTGCGATGGTCCACGATTCTTTTGGAACTCTTGCGGCGAATCAAAAAAAGTTAAATGATTGTTTACGTCAGGCTTTTGTTGATATGTACACACAAATAGATCCATTAGAAGTTTTTCTGCAACATGCTCATGCATTAATACCAGAAAAATTACATCACAAAATACCTGAGTTACCAAAAAAAGGTAAGTTAGATATTAACAAAGTGTTAGAAGCTGACTATTTTTTCAGTTAATCTATACACTAGTGTATTAATAGGTACACTTATTAGTAACTATAGAACATAAAGGAAAATAACTATGGACGACAAATATGTAAAGCTTGTAACCCCAAAAGGCACAGCTAAATATCCGTGGCTTACAAAAGCGGATACTAAGTTTAATCCAGACGGAGTATACAAGACAGATCTTCTGCTATCATCAGAAGAAGCAAAACCTTTAGCGGCTAAAATAAAAGAGATGTTTGCTAAACATTTTCCAAAAAGTACAGGTAAAATGCCTTACTTTAAGGAACTTGACGATAACAAAAAAGAAACTGGTAATATTGTATTTAGATTTAAAACTAAAAACAAACCAGCGTTGTTCGATTCAGACGGAAAGCCATTACATAATATAAATGTATTTGGTGGATCACAAGTAAAAGTTTCTGCTACCGCGGCACCTTATAGTGCGGCAGGTAATAACGGAATAACTTTATACTTAAATGCAGTACAAGTAATTGAATTAGTAAGTGGAAGTGGTGGTGACTCTGGAGGTTTTGGATTTACTGCTGAAGAAGGTTACAAACACAGTGGAGAGACTGATCAACCAAAAGATGAAGGCTCTTCAAATGACGTGGACGACTTTTAATTCGAAGACAACAAAGAACGCAAGGAAATTAGGATTTAGATCGGGATTTGAAGTGAGAATTGCATCACAATTGGATAAAATGAAAGTAAATTATCAATATGAAGTATTGAAAGTTTCTTACACACGTCCACAGAAGCAAACTACTTACACTCCCGATTTTGTCCTACCAAATAAAATTATTATTGAGGCAAAAGGTTTGTTTAGTACTAAAGACAGACAAAAACATTTATTGATACAAAAACAAAATCCAAAATTAGATATTAGATTTGTATTTAGTAATTCAAAATTAAAATTAAATAAAAAATCCAAGACAACATATGGCATGTGGTGTGAAACTCATGGATTCAAATATGCAGATGAAAATGTACCAAAGGAGTGGATCGATGCTAAATAAAAATCCTGGTTTAAAAGACAGAGATAAAACTACAATTATAGAAATACATAGAACAAAGACTGGGCCAAATGAACATATATCCAGACACGATATTCATAAACAAGAATTAGAAGCAGGTAACTTAGGAATAGGTTACCACTTTGTAATAAAACTTGATGGCACAATAGAAAAAGGAAGAGACATTCATAAAGTTGGAATAGGCAATCCTGAATCAATTTCTGTTTGTGTTGTCGGTGGGATGAGTAATACTGGTCAATTAGAATTACCGTTCTTTAACAACCAACAACAAGACGCTGTAGATAAAGTAAAAGCGTTTGTTAAGAAAAACTATAACATAGGAGAGACAAAAATAATAAAATGATTATTGTACTAGAAGGACCTGATTGTTCTGGCAAAACAACTTTAGGCCAAGCTTTGCATAAAGAGTTTAATGGAAAGTTTAAATATATACATAATAGTTTAGATCGTGGTCAGTTAGTGTGGCGTAACGAAGACGGTAAAATTATTAAAAAATATAAAGATCTTTATCACTCACATATTGATTCATTAAGATTGCACAAGAACGCAATTGTAGATCGTTTATGGCCATCTGAATTAATATACGGAAATGTGTTTAGAGGCGGTTGCCAATATAATGTTTCACAAGTCAAAAAGATTTGTGAAGAATATAAACCATTATATATTGGTTGTTTACCACCAAAACATTTAGTCATGAAATACTTTCAACGTAGATTAGACACTGAAGACTTTTCTAGTGTTGATTCTGTTTATGACCATTATCAAGTAATTTTTGATTTGTGTCCTGAATTTAAAATATTTGATTATGAAGAAACATCAGTAGAAAAATTTATAGAGGAGTTTAAACATGAACATAAATCAAGTTTGGCAAGATATAGTTCGTAATATCCTTAAACAAGATATGGTACGATTACCAAGAGGTATGGTTACTAAAGAAATACTTAACTATAATTCTACTATTGATATGAACTTTCCATTTTTAAATATATGGCAAAGAGAAATTGGTACAGCATTTAGATACGCTGAAGCTGCGTGGATATTATCAGGAGATAATAGAGTTAGTACTATTGCACCTTATAGTAAAATGATTCCAGAATTTAGCGATGACAATGTAAGATTCTATGGAAGTTATGGACCAAAAATTGTAGATCAAATAAGTTATGTAATAGACACATTAGCAAACGATGATTACTCAAGACAAGCAGTAATTAATATATGGAGAGAAAAGCCAGGTCCTAGTAAAGACATTCCATGTACTTGTAGTTTACAATTTATATTACGAGATGAAAGATTACATTGTATTGCGACAATGAGATCAAGCGATGCTTGGTTAGGTTGGCCTTATGATGCTTTTAATTTTACTTGTATTTCAATCTATACATTATTGCAATTAATGCATCAACACAAAAAGACTTATAAACTAGGTAACTTAAGTATTAATGCAGGATCGCAACATTTATATGAACGTAATTGGGAACAAGCAAAAATATGTTTAGATAATTTATCTCCGTCGATTGGTGAGATACCTTATTGGATGTTTAACAACGGTCAAGAATTTATAGATTACTTATGGGAACAAGCACATGGCCAACTTCATACAACATGAACCTTGTCCTAATTGTGATTCGAAAGACAATTTAGCAAGATATGATGATGATTCTGCATATTGTTTCGGTTGTAAATATTTTGAAAATGGAGGGAAAGAAGTAATGCAGACAGGTACTATCATAGGCGAGTTTAAAAAATTAAATGCTAGAAAAATAACAGAAGAAACCTGTAGAAAATTTAATTACAGAGTTGGTACTGTCGATGGCAAACAATGTCATATAATGGATTATGGTTCTGCTACAAAGTTTAGATTTAAAGACAAATCATTTACATGGAAAGGCGATACTAAATTAAGTAAACTATTTGGTGAAAAATTATTTAAAAGTTCTGGTAAAAGAATTGTTATTACTGAAGGCGAGATTGATGCTTTAACTATATCACAAGTCTTTGGAAATAAATGGCCAGTTGTTTCAATAAAAAATGGCGCTGCTGGTGCAGAAAAAGATTTAAAAAATAGTTTAGACTTTTTACATAAATACGAAGATGTAGTTATATGTTTTGATCAAGATACACCTGGAAAAGAAGCCGCAAAAAAATGTGCTGAATTGTTTACACCAGGTCAAGCACGAATAGTTAGTTTGCAATTAAAAGATGCTAATGAAATGTTGCTACAAAATAAAGTGCAAGAATTAATTAGTTCAATTTATGATGCACAAGTATATAGGCCAGATGGTATTATTGATGGTAGTACATTGTACAAAGAAATATCTACTAAAAATGTAAATGAGTTTGTTCCTTATCATTTTAAACAATTAAATTTAAAAACACATGGACTAAGAAGAGGAGAATTAGTAACTATAACTGCTGGAAGTGGTATTGGTAAATCTCTTATATGCAAAGAAATAGCTTTTGATTTAATTACAAATCATAAGAAAAAAATTGGTTATATTGCTTTAGAAGAATCAGTAAAGAAAACTGCATTAGGTTTGTTATCAATTGATTTAGATACACCATTACATATAGACAGCTCTGTTAAAGAAGATAAATTAAAACAAAGTTTTGATAAAGTATTATCAAACGGTAATGTTTTATTTTATGATCATTTTGGATCTTTAGATTCAGATAATTTAATAAGTAGAATTAGGTACTTAGCAAAAGGCTGTGCTTGTGATTATATTATATTAGATCATATAAGTATTGTTGTATCAGGTTTAGAAGGTGGTGATGAACGTCGTGCGATTGATAACGCAATGACAAGACTTAGATCATTAGTAGAAGAAACAGGAATTGGATTAATATTAGTTTCGCATTTAAAAAGACCAGCAGATAAAGGTCACGAAGAAGGAGCACATACATCTTTGTCACAATTAAGAGGATCTGCAGGTATAGGTCAATTATCCGATATAGTAATTGGATTAGAACGTAACCAACAAAGTGCAAAGAATGCAAATTTAACAACGCTTCGTATTCTAAAGAATCGTTTCAGTGGAGAGACTGGGGTGTGCGGCCAGCTAATTTATAACTCTGTCACAGGAAGATTAATTGAATATGATAAAAGTACTGAAACATGAATATGATTTGTATTTAACAAATGAATTAATGAAAGCAATAGAGCGTTTAAAAAAGAAAGGTAATTCTAAAGTTCATGTACATAACAAAATTGATGCAGTAAGAATGTTGTCAATGATTGATGAACTTTCTTGGGATTACCCAGAAGCAATGTTTATAGAAGTAGAATTATGTCGAATACATTAAAAGTACCAACAAGAAGAGAAACAACAACCATAGAAGTGGGACCGTTTACGGTTTCTATATCTTTTGTTCCGTATAAAGATGTTCAAGTCCCGGTAGAAGTATTCTTTTTAAAAAGAGGAAACAAAGCTGGCGAGACAGAACTAGATAAACATTTATACGAACTAGGAACTAAAATTTCTAAGGAAATGCAAGGAAAAATAAATGACAAATAAATATTGTTTTGATGTGGAAACAGATGGATTATTAGATTCTGTCAGTAAAATACATTGTGTTGTATTTAAAGACATCGATACAAAAGAAGTTTTTAAATACGGACCAGATAAATTAAATGATGCAGTAGATAGATTAAAAAATGCTGAATTATTAATTGGCCACAATATTATTGCGTACGATATACCAGTAATAAAAAAATTATTTAAGTTTAAACCTAAAGCAAAAATCTTTGATACTTTAGTTGCTACTAGATTAATATGGGCTGATATAAAAGATAAAGATTTTAAAATGATTAATGCTGGATTTCCTACAAAATTAATTGGTAGACATAGTTTAAAAGCATGGGGCTATAGAATTGGAGAATATAAAGAACAAATAGATACAGATTGGCAAGAATATAATGAAACAATGTTAGAGTATTGTGCGCAAGACGTTGAAGTTACTTATAAATTATACGATAAAATTATAAAGCAAAACTATTCACAACAATCATTAGATTTAGAACATAATATACAAACGCTTTGTTTTGAAATGTCATCTAATGGTATTGCTTTTAACAAAGATAAAGCTCAAACATTATATTCTAAGTTTTGTCAAAGAAGAACTGAATTAGAAAATGAATTACAAATTGTGTTTCCTCCCTGGACAGTCAGCACACCATTTATTCCTAAGGTGAATAATAAATCTAAGGGTTATGTAAAAGGTGTGCCGACTGCTAAAGTTAAAGAAATAGTTTTTAATCCTGGGTCAAGAGACCATATTACAAATAGATTAATAACAACAAGAGGTTGGAAACCTAAAAGTTTTACACCGGATGGTAAGCCAAAAATGGATGAAGAAATTTTAAATGACTTAAAATATCCTGAGGCAAAATTATTATCTGAATATTTTATGATACAAAAAAGAATTGGTATGTTAGCAGAAGGAAAACAAGCATGGCTAAAACAAGAAAAAAATGGAAGAATTCACGGAAGTATAAATCCAAATGGTGCCGTTACTGGAAGAGCAACACATTCAAATCCAAACTTGGCACAAGTACCAGCTTTTTATACTCCTTTTGGAAAAGAATGCAGAGAATTATTTTGTTCACCAAAAGATAAAGTATTAATTGGTATTGACGTATCAGGTTTAGAATTACGTATGTTAGCTCATTATATGGCTAGATACGATAATGGTGAATATGCAGACATTGTAGTTAATGGCGACATACATACACACAACCAAAAAGCAGCAGGTATAGAAACAAGAGATTTAGCAAAAAGATTTATTTATTCTTTTCTATACGGAGCTGGCGCAGCAAAGATTGGTCAAGTAGTTGGTGGAAATATAAGAGATGGTTCTAAATTAAAAAAGAAATTTTTAGAACAGATGCCAGCATTAGATCAATTAATCCAACACGTGCAAACAAAAGCCGAACGGGGATATTTAGTTGGATTAGATAAAAGAAAAATAACAGTAAGATCCTCGTACGCATCACTCAATACGTTACTACAAGGAGCGGGTGCAATCGTATGTAAAGAATGGATATGTAAGCTTGGTTCTATTTTTGATGGAGAGACAAAACTGGTAGCTTGGGTTCATGATGAAATAATCATAGAAACAACAAAGGAAAAATCAGAATATGTCGCAGAAAAAGCAGTTGATGCAATTAGACTTGCTGGTGAAAGCTTGCAACTCCGAGTTAAACTCACAGGAGACGCAAGAACTGGAACAGATTGGTCAACAATTCATTAAAGAAAAATTAAGAAAAAGAATATATAAATTAAAACAAAGAGCTAAAATAAAAAATCTGCCTTTTGATTTAACATCAGATTATTTGTTAGATATTTTTCCTAAAGATTTTAAATGTCCCGCTTTAGGGACAAGATTCAATTGGTTTGGTGATCGATCAAACTTACCAACCATTGATAGAGTAATTCCTGAAAAAGGATACGTTATTGGTAATGTAGTATGGGTAAGTTTTATGGCAAACTTAATAATGACATATGCTCATCCAACTCAGGTTATCAAAGTCGGGCGGTTCGCAGATAAAATATATAAAAAGTTTTATCCAGAACCATACACTAATGCAAACAACACAGGAGAAGATGATGCAGACAAGTGAAACAACACCAGGCACACCAACAGAAGTGCCTATAAGTAAACCATCTAGAACTTTGTTAATAGATGGAGATATAACGCTATATCAAATAGCGTGTAAAGTCGAAGTAGCGACTGACTGGGGAGAAGGAATGTGGACACTACATTCTGACTTAAAACAAGGTATACCAGCATTTGATACACAAATAGAAAAGTATGTCGAAGACCTAGAAGCAGATAGTGTCAAAATATGTTTAACTGGAAGAGCTAACTTTAGAAAAGATATATTTCCAGAATATAAACTTAATAGAGTAGCAAAAAGAAAGCCATTAATATTACAAGCTTTAAGAGAGTATGTACAAGGCAAATATGATTGTCTTTGTGAAAATGCTTTAGAAGCTGATGATATTATGGGTTTATATAGTCAACAATGTACGAACACAGATGAACGTATTATTGTTAGCATAGATAAAGATATGCGGACTATTCCTTGTAAACTATCAGTAGACGGTGAAGAAATTATAAATATATCTTCGCAAGAAGCTAATTATAATTTTGCTTTACAATGTTTAACAGGCGATTCGACCGATAACTTTTCTGGTTGTCCTGGTGTCGGTCCAGCAAAAGCTAGACAAATACTAGAAGCAGCAGATAACTTCTATTGGCCTGCTATTGTTAAAGCATACGAAAAAGTAGACTTGACAGAAGACGATGCAATACAACAAGCACGTATGGCATATATATTAAGACTACCAAAAGATTATAATTTTGAAACAAAAGAGGTAAGAAAATGGACCCCGTACAAAATAGCGTAGATCCTAAACACTACAAAAAGCATAAAATACAACCAATTAATTTTATATTAGCGTTAGGTTTAGGCTTTTGTGAAGGCAACATTATCAAGTATATTTGTCGGTATAAAGATAAAGGCGGAAAAGAAGACTTATTGAAAGCACGTAAATATATAGACTTCCTAATCGATGGAGGTATCAAATGAGTAACAGATACCTCTATAGGAAAAACAATGAAAAAAGTGAAGTAAAAGATGTTGGTTTACCATCAAATATTGATGATTTAGTCACACTTTTAGATGAAACTTTTCCATTAGTTAATCCAACACCGACAGCATCAATATCAGATATACAGCGCAAAGCTGGTCAGAGAGATGTTGTCGATTGGTTATTAGAACTTAAAAATAGGAAGGACAACAATGTGCTTGGGAAGTAGTAAAATTTCGGCGCCTGTACAACAGGACCCGCAGGATTTATATTATAATGGTAATGTATTTGATCCAAAACCCAAAAGTGCTACAACAGATAATACGTCCGTTTCTACTAATAACAATAATAACGATAATAAACCAACTACAAATCTTAGCAGTGGGCTAGGAATACCTACGGGTGTTTCAGGAAGTCAAAAGGCATCTTTTACTTCTAACGCAGCTTATAATGCTAGTATGTATACATAATAAAGGAGAAAACAAGTATGTGTGGAAGTAGATCAGTTGCACCACCAGCACCGGTTGCTCCGCCACCAATAGTTCGATCACAGCCAATGGAAGATATGGCTCCAAAGATTGAAATTGCGGGCGAAGACGGAATGGACGCATTAGGTAAGAAAATCAAAAAATCAGCAAAAGGTACTAAAGCATTAAACACAAGTTTAGGCACAGGTTCAGTTACAGGTGCTGGTTTAGCAATCCCTCAATAAATAAATTATCATGCATTATTTAGATAAAACGGCGAAACAACGTTATGAAGCTATGAAGGAATATCGTGAGCACTTTTTAAATCGTGGTCGTGAATGTTCTGAATTAACTTTACCTGCGTTATTACCCGATGATGGTGTTAATCATACGTCAGACTTATACACACCTTATCAATCTGTTGGTGCAAGAGGCGTCAACAATTTAGCATCTAAATTATTATTATTATTGTTACCACCAAACCAACCATTCTTTAGATTAAATGTAGGTGGAAAAACTAAAGACGAAATGGATCAAACTCCAGAAGTAAGAACTGAAATAGAAAAATCTTTAGCCAAAATAGAACGAGAAGTAATGTCGGAAATTGAACAATTAGCAATTAGAGTTCCGGTATTCGAAGCATTAAAACACTTAATTGTAACAGGTAATACACTTGTGTATATGCCGAAGAAAACTACAATGAGAGTATTTCCAATTTCACAATATGTTTGTCGTAGAGATCCTGAGGGAAATTTATTAGAACTTGTTGTAAAAGAAACTGTGTCTCCTTTAACATTTAATGAAGAAACAATGAAAGAAGTTTTGAAAAATGTTGATGATCCACAGTCAACAGACGAAATCGATTTATATACTAAGGTATGTTTAATTGGCAAAGACAAATATTATGTTTGTCAAGAAGCAAACGAATATAAATTACCTGAATCAGAAGGTTATTATAATAAAGATAATATGCCATGGCAAGTGTTGCGTATGGTAAGACAAGATAACGAAGACTACGGTCGAGGTTACGTTGAAGAGTATTTAGGAGATTTAAAATCTTTAGAAGGTTTAAGTCAAGCGTTGGTAGAATCAGCTGCAGCATCAAGTAAAGTTGTATTTATGGTTAGACCAAATTCTTCAACAAAGAAAATAGAATTATCTAGAGCAAGTAATGGAGATATTATCACAGGATCAAGAGATGATGTTTCTACATTACAAGTAGAAAAACAATATGACTTAAGAGTCGTATCGGAAGCAATACAACGTTTTGAGGAACGAATGTCATACGCCTTTCTTTTAAATTCTGCAGTACAAAGAGACGCAGATAGAGTTACAGCAGAAGAAATTAGATATATGGCAAATGAATTAGAAACTGCCTTAGGTGGTGTTTATTCATTGTTATCACAAGAATTCCAATTACCTTTAGTTAGAATATTAATGGAACGAATGTCAGCAAAAGGCACAATTCCAAAGTTACCAAAAGGAACTGTAAGACCTACTATCATAACAGGTGTTGAGGCACTTGGACGTGGGAATGACTTACAAAAATTAAGAGAATTCACGGCAGAAATAGGAAGCATCGCTAAAATGAATCCTGAAGTAGTACAAATGTTAAATTTAACAGATTTAATTAAGCGTATTGCGACAGGTCATGGTATTGATACTGAAGGACTTATTAAGTCAGAAGATCAATTAGCAGCGGAGCAACAAGCAGCACAAGAGCAAGCGGCAAACCAACAAATTAATGATACTATGCAACAGGCAGCGCCTGGTGTAGCAGGTAAAATGGTTGACGCTGCTATGCAACAACAACAAACTCAGGAGTAATACAAATGGTTGAAGCCGTTGAAATAAAACAAGAAGAAACTACTGAAGAAAAACCAGTAGAACAAACAAAAGTAGAAGAAGTAAAAAGGCCGGAAGGTTTACCAGAAAAATTTAAGACTGTCGAAGATATGGCTAAGTCTTATAGTGAACTGGAATCTAAATTAGGTGCAGAAGATAAATCTTTTGAAAATGAAAAGACACAACCTGAACCTAAAAAAGATAATTTAGAAATAGAAGCAGATCAAAAAACTGCAGAAAAAGCAGTTGAATCAGCTGGTTTAAATATGGATCAGTTGCAATCAGAGTATGATACAAACGGAACATTAGATGAAAAATCTTTTGCTGCGTTAGAAAAAGCAGGTATTCCTAAATCATATGTAGATGCTTTTATTCAAGGTCAAGAAGCTGTTGCTACACAAATGCAAAATACAATTAAAGCAGAAGTAGGTGGCGAAGAATCATACACTGAAATTGTTACTTGGGCAAAAAATGCATTAAATCCACAAGAAATTGCTGCATTTAATAAAACAGTTAATAGTAACGATATAGAAGCTGTTAAACTTGCAGTGACAGGTCTTAAAGCAAGACATGATGCTGTAAATGGTACAGATCCTAAATTAATTTCAGGAAAAGCAGGAACAGATACTGGTGGTGGATATAATTCGTGGGCACAAGTTACTGCGGCAATGAAAGATGCTAGATATGCAAATGATCCAGCATTTAGATCAGAAGTACAAGATAAAATATCTAAATCAAAACTATAGGAGATAAAAATATGCCTTATGGAAAAGGAACTTATGGTTCTAAAAGAGGACGACCAAGTAAAGCAGTAAAAGCTAAAGCTGCAAAAACAAAACCGTCAAAAATGAGAAAGAAGAAATAGTATGGCTAGACGAGGACTTTACGCAAATATAAATGCTAGAAAAAAAGCAGGAACTTCTAGATCTAAATCTAAAAGTACTATTAGTGCAAAATCTTATTCTAATATGAAAAAAGGTTTTCCTAAAAAGAAAAAATAAATAGTTGTGCGACCTTCACAGGTGGCAACTGCGAAACATAATAAGTCAAAATAACTTGACCCTCTAAGGAGGACAATCTTGATTTATCAAAACTAGTTTATGTCGAGCTTTATTAAATAACAATTAACCATAAAATATAGGAGAATAATTATGGCAGTAGCAGCACCGGCTAGCATTGGACGAGTAAATGCAGCTGGAACAGAAGACGCGTTATTTCTTAAAGTTTTTTCAGGGGAAGTTTTAACTGCCTTTGAAAGAGCTAGTGTAACGCAAGGAGCAGAGATGGTTAGATCTATCTCTAACGGTAAGTCAGCGTCATTCCCAGTAATGGGCAGAATCGCGGCAGCTTACCACACACCTGGTGCAGAGATTGTTGGAACAGATGTTAATCATAACGAAAAAGTTATTACAATTAATGACTTGCTTGTTAGTTCAGCATTCTTATCTAACATCGAAGAAGCAAAAAATCATTGGGACGTAAGATCAGCTTATTCAGCTGAGATCGGAAGAGCATTAGCTTTTCAAAAAGATAAACATATCTTACAAACTATTGGTCAAGCGACTTTAGCATCAGCAAACATAACTGGTGGAGATGCAGGTACAGCATTAACTAATACAGGTATCGCATCAGCAACAGCAGCAACAGCAGCAAACGCAATGATTGATTCATTATTTGATGCAGCTTCAGCTTTAGATTCACACTACGTTCCAAAAGAAGGTAGAAAATGTTTCTTAAGACTAGAAGAATACTACAAATTAGCAAACGCAACTAATGCAGTTAATATTGACTTTAGTGGTGGAGCTAATGGTGGTGTAGCAGAAGGTAAAGTAATGAAAGTAGCTGGAATTGAATTAATTCCAACTCCTCATTTCGTAGCAGCTAACGTAAACTCTGGTGTAGACCAAGGTTCAGCAACACAAGGTGGTTCTAACCCGCAAGCGGTTGACTTAACTAACTTTGTTGCACTTGTTTGTCACCCATCAGCGGCAGGAACAGTTAAATTAATGGATCTTGCAACTGAAATGGAATACGACATTAGAAGACAAGGTACGCTAATGGTTGCTAAATACGCTATGGGTCATGGTGTATTAAGACCAGAAGCAGCAGTAGGAATTAAAGAAGCGTAATAATTTACGTTACTTTATACTTATATAAGGGGAGGCGACAACGGGAGACTGAAGTCGCCTCTTATAATTTAATTAAAGGAAAATAATGGCATTTAGAATTACACCAACAACAGAATTACAGGCAGTTAACACTTTACTAAGTATTATAGGTGAAGCTCCTGTCAGCAGTATTACAGGTAATACCGGCGTTGATGTTTCTATTGCATTACAGATTTTAGATGAAACTAATGTAGAAGTACAATCTCGTGGTTGGCATTTTAATACAGAAGCAGAAGTAAAATTAGCCTTAGACCAAAATAGCAAGATTCCAGTCGGTAGTAATGTAATACAAATTGATACTAGTAAAGATTACAGAACAGAATATGATATAACTTTTAGAAATGGTTTCTTATACGATTTAAAAAATAAAACAGATGTATTTACAGTTGTTCCACTTGTTGATCAAGTAACAGTAGAACACTTTGAACATATTCCAGAATACGCAAGAAAATTAATAGTAATAAAAGCAGGAAGAAAATTCCAAGCTAGAATGGTAGGTTCATCAGAACTTGCTGGATTTACACAAGTAGACGAACAAGAAGCAATTATTAATTGTGAACGTTCTGATGCAAACAATGGTGATTATAATGTTCTAAGCGGAAGTAACGATGTTTATAATATTATTAATCGAACAACAAGAAGAAGTTACTAATGCCCATAATATCACAAAGTATACCAAATCTAATCAATGGGGTCAGCCAACAAACTTCAACACAACGAAATGAAACTCAGGCTGAACTACAGGAAAACGCACAATCAAGATTGGTTGAAGGTTTATCTAAAAGACCTGCATTAAATTATACAGCAACATTAGATTCATCAAATGTATATCCAACTAACGCGGCGATTCATGGCGTACAACGTGATGCTAACAATGCTTTTATAACAGCTTTTACAAACCAAGATGTTAAAGTGTGGAGTTTAGATGGTGTTAATAAAACAGTAAGTTTTCCAAATGGAAATGCTTATTTAACATCTACAAATCCAAAAGAAGATTTTAAATTTGTAACTGTTGCAGATTTTACTTTTGTTGTTAATAAATCAAAAATACCAGCAATGGCTGCAGCAACATCACCAGCAAAAATTGAAAGAGCATTAGTATATGTAAAGCAAAGTAACTATGGAAGAATTTATGCTGTAGCAGTTAAACATCCAAATATGTCATATGAAATAGAAGTACAATTTCAAATGCCATCTGGAAATGATTATAGTACTGATGCTGCATTTAGAGACACAATGAAAATTGCTGATATTCTATGTTTTGGCACAGGATCAACACATTGGAACGGGTCAGCAAATGATATTGGATTTAAAACTATTAGAACAGATACAGGTGCAACATTAAGTACAACACAAGGACTTAAAAATTATTCTGGAATTACAAGTTATTTTACAACTACAAGATACACATCAACATTAGATATAAAACCAACTGACGGAAATGTTAATTACACTGTTGGAACTTCTGATGGTTTTGGTGGTAACGCTATGTATTCTGTAAAAGATGAAGTACAAGATTTTGCAGATTTACCATTTTATGCGCCAACAGACGCAATACTTAAAATTACTGGTGATGAAGGTGATATATTATCTGATTACTATGTTAATTTTAAAACTGAAGGTATTTGGAATGAAGTAGTTGGACCTGGTGTTGTGTTAGGTTTTGATGCAACAACAATGCCACATGCACTAGTAAATAATAACAATGGTACATTTACATTCCAACAATTAACATGGAATTCAAGAATTTCAGGAGATGCAGATACAAATCCTAATCCAACTTTTATTGGAAAGACTATAAATAATCTTACATTTTATAAAAATAGATTAGGAATTTTATCAGAAGAAAATGTTGTATTTAGTGAAAATGGAGAATTTTATAATTTCTTTAAAACAACAGGAACAGATTCATTAGATACAGATACTATAGATATTGCAGCGTCGTCAACACAAGTATCAACATTAAAACACGCGATTGCGTATAACGAACAATTATTATTATTTTCAGATACAAACCAATTTATATTAAAATCTGATGGTACATTAACACCAGAATCAGCGTCAATTGTATCAACAACAACATTTGAACATAATGCTGAAGTTGAACCAGTTGCTGTTGGTAGTTATATTTATTTTATTCAGAAAAAAGGAAATTTTAGTGCTGTTAGAGAATATTATGCAGACAATGATACATTAACAAATGATTCAATAGATATTACTGCAGGAATATCATCTTATATACCTTCTAATGTAACATCATTATTGGCTTGTCCAATGGAAGACACAATGTTTGCGTTTCCGTATGATACAAAAGTTGGTGAATCAACATCACCTTACACAGTAAACTCAAATGTAAATCCTACTAATTCAAAAGAAATTTATGTTTATAAATACTTTTGGGATCGTAATGAAAAAATACAAGCATCATGGTCTAAATGGATATTTGATGGTGTAGAGATTTTAGGTGGGATGATTATCGAAAGTAAATTGTATATGATTGCTAATGACAAACAGAATTGTAAATTATACACAATAGATATTCAAAACTTAAACGAAACAAATTTAACATTTAGTGTAGCATTAGATCATAAAGTTGCATTAACAGGTACTTACGACTCAGCAACAGACAAAACAACTTACACATCTCCTTATGGAGAACGAACAGGTTTATTTGGTGTAGACGCAGCAACTGGTGTTGATTTAACTATAACTAATTCAGGAGCCACGTATTACGCCGAAGGTAATTATCCTAACGCAATATTTGGAACTAAATATACAACAAAATATCAAATGTCGACTGTGTATGTAAAAGAGCCATCACCATCTGGTGGTAAGCTTTCAGTTACATCAGGACGTTTACAAGTAAGAAACATTGCTTTTGATTATGAAGACACAGGTTTCTTTCAAGTTAAAGTGCAACCAGTCGATAGAACACTTAGAAGTTACACTATGAATGGTCAAATTATAAGTAATTCATCTTTTACTATTGGAAGTGCGCCTATTGTTTCAGGAACATTTAATGTACCTGTTCAAGCAGAAAATACACAACATACAGTAACAGTTGAAACAGATTCTTATTTACCAATGCATGTAGTTGCAGCAGAAATAGAAAGCTTTTATCATAGAAGGTCAAGAAGATAATGCCAGGATATGTACGAAAAGCAAAACCTACAGATGCAATACATCTTAGCAAAATTATGCGACAAGAAGATATTGATGAAATAATGATTTCGCATGGTGTTAAACCAATTGTCGGTTTGCTATCATCATTCGAATTAAAAAATTCAAAAGTTTATACAATGATTGGTACTAACAATGAATGTATTGGTATGTTTGGTGTATCAGATTGTCCTTTTGTAAAAGGTTATGGTGTAGTTTGGATGTTATCAAGTGACGAATTATTAACTGATGCAAGACAATTTATAAAAGAATGCAGACAATGGGTAAACAAATTAAACGAACAATATGAAATTATTTATAATTGGGTACATCCAGAAAATTGGAAAACTTTAAAATGGTTACAATTTTGTGGGTTTGAACCAAAAGCAAAACGTAAATATGGAATTAACAACGAGGAGTTTTTATTAGTAATGAGGCAAAAAAATGTGTGATCCAGTATCAATGGCAGTAGCTAACTTTGGTTTGCAAGCTGCGTCAGCTAACGCAGAATACCAAGGACAGAAAAAAGCAGCGCAAGCACAAGCCGCAGCAAACGATCAAGCTGCAAGAGACGCTAATATTGCATATGGTGAAGACTTAACAAGATTAGAAGCAGAAAGAATTGTTGCAAACGAAAAAAGTGCAAGAGAAAAGTTTCAAGCTAAAAGAGATAAATTAGACGCATTAGCAACAGCACAGGCAAACGCAGGCGAAGGTAAAGGTGATTTAATAGGTATGTTGAGAGATGTAGGTTTTGATGCAGATCTAGATACTAATATAATTGATGCAGGAATAGATGCATCTAATCAACAAGTAGCCTTTGGTCGTGATGATGCTTATGCTGCGATGAGAAGAACTATAGCAGGATTACCACCAGTTACACCACCTAGTAAATTAGGTTTAATGTTACAAATAGGTTCTGCTGGTGTTGGTTCTTATTCTAAATACAAGAAGGGAGATTACGGTAAAGTATAATGGCATATCAAAGTACATTTCCAGGTGTTAACAGAGTTTCAAAAGATCCAAGTGGATTATTACAACTAGCTACGATATTACGTAGAGATGTAACTCCAGCATTAAATGCTTACACAGATTACAAAGGTAAAGAAATAACAGAAAAAACAGATAGAGAAGCTGAAATAAAAGCAAGATCTACTGAAGCAAAATCATACGCAACAGCAGTTGAGAGTGGTGAATTAGATGGCACACAATCACCTTATTGGCAATCAGTATACGATAACGTTAAAGGTAAAAACCATGGTATTCAATTTAGTTTAACTAAACAAACTAAGATGAACGAATGGATTCAAACTAATATTGCAGAAAATCCAGAATGGGAAGATAAAGATGGAAGTCAGTTCTTTAGATGGAGTGCTAACTTTGATTCAGAATATTTTAATAAAAATTTAGGTAAGGAAAGTAATTTCTTTAAAAAAGGTTTAGATGGTATTGTCGCACAATCCAATGCTAATCTTGGTACTAGTTATGTTTCTTATATAAAAGAAAGACAACACACACTTCTTAAAACAAATTTAGAAAATGTAATTATTGATTCTTTAGAAACTAGTATTGTTATCACTGATCAAAATAAAGACAAAGGCGAAATGATTGCGGCTGAATTTTATAGAACATTAGATACAGAAGGTTCTAATGCTAAATTATTAGCTGGATTAAAAGGCAATGAATTTAATCAAATAGCATTAGGAGCAGCACAATCACTTATAGAAAAATATGCAATTAAAGGTTCTCCAGATGCCGATTATAAAGCTGCGTTTGCAGTACTAGAAGCTGTTAAAAAATATAAAAGAAAAAATGGTTCTACATTATTTAATGCAGAAACAAGTAAAAAATGGGCTGAATTAGAACAAGAATTATATACTGAACAAGAGTCTCATGAAAATATATTAGATCAAAATAGAAAAGAAGCATTACAATCTACATATATAAAAGAAACTAGTTCAAATCTTGCTTATAGATTTACTGGTGGTCCAATGGCTATATCAACAGATCTTAGTAAAGAAAAAGCAAAAATTGCAAAAGATGCATTTGCTATTCTTATGGAAGGTTATTTTAAAAAGAATAATCCAGATATGTCAAACGAATCAGATGCATACCAAGCAAAACTATTTGCAGATAATGTATCAGACGAATTGTTTAAACATTACCAATACAAAGACGCAAGTCAATTAGTACCATTTAGTATTGAAAAATTTAACAATAGAGAAAACGAAAAGAATTTAACAAGTTTACCTTTACAATTTAAAGGAACAGCAGAATTAAAAGCTGCTGTAGAACAATGGGAAACTAACGGAACAGGCGAAATTGCTGATTTATTAACAGAGTATAATTTAGATGGTAAGTCAGGAGTTGAGATGATTATTAAACAACAATTTGCTTTAATTGAATCATTAGATGCTTCTAGCAAAGAAGAAAAAGAAGACAATCCTGATGATCCTAATATAGCGGAACGAATATTTAGTAACATCTACAATTATTTTAGGGACGACGAATAATGACAGACAAAATTGATTTTGATTCTATAATCAATGCGAACAAAACAAAGATAGATTTTGACTCGCTTACAAAGAAAAAAGAATTAATTGAAAATGCTGAAAAAGCAGATCAAGAAGTAGAAGAAGAAAGAGGTTTTGTAGATAATTTTATTGAAGGTTCTAAAGGTGTAGCTCAAGGTGGTATTAAAGGTGTAGAAGGTATGGCAGAATTTGTCAACATGGTTATCAATCCATGGATAGGCCTTGGTGAAGCTACATGGAAATATACCGCAACAGGTAAGTGGGATAAAGATTTAATACAAAAAGAATACTTTGCAGAAAAAATGGATATTGTTCCAGATTTTTTAGAAGTAGAAGAAGGTTCAGTTGCAGCATTTAATAGTGATGTAGTTGCGTTCTTTTCAAACTACGGCTTAATAACAAAAGGATTAAAACAAATACCTTTGTTAGCTAAAGATCCAACTAAACCATATAGATTAGGAAAAGAATTAGTTATTGGTGCGTTAACTGATGTCACAGCATTTGATCCAGAAGATGGAACTGCTGTAGATTTCTTAGTAACACGTTATCCATCATTACAAAATCCTGTGTTTCAATTTTTAACTACAGATGAAGATGATTCTGATGCAATGATTAAATTAAAACAAGCATTAGAAGGTGCTGGTATAACTGGCGGTATACATATTATTGCTAAAGGTTTAGGGTTATTTAAACAATACAATCAAGGTGTTGTTGCTAGATATAAAGGCAAAAAATTAGAACAAGCACAAATTATTGAAGAAGCAAACAAAAAAGGTATTATTGTTGACGATGCAGCAGACGCAGCAGCTAAAATAAAAGAATCAGAATTTATTGGACCAAAACAAGTAAAACCAAAACCAGTTCCAAAACAAAAAGAAGTTTTATTAGACGAAAAACAATTAGATGAATCTATTAAAAATACCAATGATATTGTAAATATTGATTTACCATTTAATGTTAAAAACTGGAAAAGTTCTCTTGATGTGCAAGTAGTTATTGAAAAAGTTGTTAAGTCAATGAATAAGTCTTATAAAGATAAATGGGACAATGTATTAACTAACAAACAAGTTGACGAAGTATCTGACATGATGGATATGGAAGCAGATGTACTTGTTAAAGGTTTATCTAGTGTAGACAACGTAGCCGAACTTCCATTTAGAGTTATAGCAACTAAAAAAGCATTACAAGGTTTAGGAACTGAAGCAAAACGATTATCAAAAATTGTTGCTAAAGGTGGCGCTGATGTTTCTTTAAAAACAGATCTTGCAAAAACACTTGCTATTATTGCTAAAACTACAGATGAATTAAAAGATGCAATTAAAGCAGCAGCAAGAACAACACAAGCAGGAAGAATTAAAACTGGTGCAGCTAAAATAGATATACAAGCAATTGCAGATATTACTAAAAACTTTGATGGTAATATAGAAGATTTTGCTAAACGTATTTCTAAAATTGAAGATTTTGCTGGTCTTAAGAAAACTATTGAAAGATCTTTTTTGACAAAATCTTGGGATGTAATTACAGAAGTTTATATTAATGCTTTGTTGTCAGGGCCGTTAACACAAGTAATTAACTTAAGTTCTACATTTATAGAAACATTTTTAAGACCATTAGAATTATTAATTGGCGGAACATTAACAGCTTACACTAAAAATGGTCGAAGATCTGTTAGATTAGCATTTTCAAGATACAGAGGATTAATGAGAGGAATTGATGATACATTAGTTTCAGTAGGAAGAGCATTTAAAGAAGAAGATCTATATGCTGATAAAATGGGTAGAATTATAGAAAACAAAGCTCCAAAAGCTTTTTCTTCTCAAAACTTTAATATTAAAAATAAATTTGGTGCAGCCACATTTGATTTAATAGGCAGTACATTTAGACTACCATCAAGACTACTTGTAACAACCGATGAATTATTTAAACAAATAAATTACAGAGCAAAATTACATGAAATGGCAGTTGATGGAGCTTTAAATAAAGGTTTAAAAGGCGCTAACTTTGATTCTTATGTTAGAAAATTTGAGAAAAAAGGTTTTGATAAATTAGGTCGTTTTGTAAATGATGAAGCAAGAATGTATTCTCGAGAAGCTACATTTACACAAGAACTACAAGGTGGAGCTTGGTTAGATTTAGGTTCAAGATTTCAAGCATTATCAAAAGGCAATTATAATCCATTTAGATTAATGTTACCTTTTGTTAGAACACCAACAAACTTATTTAGACATCAGATGCAACGAATGCCTATAACAGGACTTTTACAAAAACGTAATTTTGATATGTTAAGAAAAGGTGGAGTTGACAGATCAGAAGTTATTGGAAGACAAGTATTAGGTTCTATGGTTATGTACAAAGCATTCGATCTTGCGATTAATGAAGAGATTACTGGAAGAGGACCAAAAAATCCTGCGTTAAGAGAAGCTTGGTTATTAACTCATAAACCATACTCTAAAAAAGTAGTTAAAGATGACGGAACAGTTGAATGGGTCGCTTACAACAGAATGGATCCGAGATTTATGTTTGTAGGTATTATAGCCGATTTAGTTCAATTTATGGATCAAGCAAATCCAGAACGAGATAGAAATATTATGGCTGGATTAATGGTTAGTTTAGTTTCTAATATGGCATCAAAAACATATTTACAAGGTGTTACAAGTTTGATGACTGCAATTGGAACTGAAAGTCCAACCAGATGGCAAAGATTTTTAAATGATACTGCAATAAGTTTTATACCTTTTTCAAGTTTTATGAGACAAACAAATAGTGATGCTTCAATGAGAGAAGTAAGAACATTAGCTGATTCGTTAGATAATATAACTTGGGGTGATGCAGAAAAATTACCACCAAAAAGAAATATACTTGGTGAAATAATGCATAAACCAAAAGGTGTATTTGGTTTTCCAATTAAAGATTGGTTAATTCCTATTGTTGGAAAAACTAGTACAACTGAAAGTACTATACTAAAAGAAGAATTATCTAAACTAGCAGCAACTAGTAGTACAGATCCTGGTAAAGGTATAACTAAACAAGGTAAAAGATTAACAAATACTAATATTGATTTAACAGATCCTAAATATGAAATTGATGGTGTTACACCATTAGACAGTATGTTGGCTTTATTAGAAACATATACAATAAAAGATAGGAATGATCCAGATTATGGAAAAACTGTAAAACAAGCCTTAGAAGATATGGTTACTAAGTCTCCAGAATATAAAGCGGCAAAAGGACCAGCTCAATCAGGGTTCCTTAATGAAAAACGAGGAAAAATGATTCAAAGTGTGTATAATAAATACAAAACTAATATCAAAAACTTTGTAATTCGTAATAATCCAACATTATTAGAAGACTTTAACAACGCATCATTAGAGAGGTCTGATGCTTGGAAACACAAAGATAGTCTAAACAGATCAAATAAAACTCTAGACCAATTACTTAACTTTTAACAGATACCTCTATAGGAAAAAACAATGGCAAATTCATTCGTAAGATACACTGGTAACGGAAGCACAACTGCGTTTTCAATACCTTTTACATATATAGACAGTGCACATTTATCTTGTACTGTTGCTGGTGTTAGCACATCATTTACTTTAAATGCGGCTGGTACCACGGCGACACTATCATCAGCGCCGGCGAATGGAGTTGCAATTGAGTTTAGAAGAAAAACAAGTCAAACATCAAGACTTACAGACTACGTAGCTGGATCAGTACTAAAAGAATCAGATCTAGATACTGACTCTATTCAATCATTTAATATGTCACAGGAAGCAATTGATGACGCTGGTGATGTTATTAAACTTGATAATGTTGATTTTCAATGGGACACACAAAACAAAAGACTCAAAAATGTAGCAGATCCCACAGCAAACACAGATGCTGCGACAAAGAATTATTTAGAAAATACATGGTTATCTACAACCGATAAAGCCACACTAACTAATGTTAACAGTAATATAGCAGCAATTAATACTGTTAATAGTAACATGTCGGCAATTACGACAACAAATTCTAATGCTACAAACATCAACACCGTAGCGACAAACATTGGGTCAGTCAATACAGTTGCGACCGATATTACAAAAGTTATTGCGGTAGCAAACGATTTAGCAGAAGCAGTTTCAGAAGTAGAAACAGTTGCCGATGATTTAAACGAAGCAACATCAGAAATTGATACAGTCGCAACAAATATTGCTAATGTAAATTTAGTAGGAAACGATATTGCGAATGTAAATACTGCGGCGGGATCTATAAGCAATATTAATACAGTAGCTGGAAATAATAGTAACATTACAAGTGTCGCAGGAAACAGTAGTAATATTAATTCTGCGGTTTCTAATGCAACTAACATTAATAGTGTTGCGGGTATTGCATCGGATGTAACTTCCGTTGCAGGAATTAGTGCCGCAGTAACCGCGGTGAACAATAATTCGACTAACATTAATGCTGTGAATTCAAATTCGGCTAATATTAATACAGTAGCCGGTAATAATACAAACATAAATACAGTAGCGGCAGCGAACACAAATATAGGAACAGTTGCGACAAACGTAGCTGGCGTAAACAGTTTTGCTGAAAGATACAGAATATTATCTACAGCTCCGACAAGTTCAAACGATATTGGAGATCTTTACTTCGATACCACGGCTAATGAATTAAAAGTCTATAAATCAAGTGGGTGGGCTGCGGCAGGTTCAACTGTTAATGGTACATCAAATAGATTTGAATATACTGCAACTGCAGGTCAAACAACATTTACAGGCGCAGATTCAAATTCTGCAACAATGGCTTACGACGCAGGATTTATTGACGTTTATTTAAACGGAGTAAAACTTGCGAACGCAGATTACACAGCAACTACAGGTACAAGCGTTGTATTAGGTACAGGTGCTTCAGTAAACGATATTTTAATGGTAGTAGCTTATGGTACATTCCAATTAGCTAACATATCAATTAAAGATTTAACAGATACTCCTGCGGCTATAGGTTCAGCAGGTCAAGCATTAGTAGTTAATTCTGGTGGAACAGCTTTAGAATTT